GGGTATTGCGTGATGTAGATAATAAAAGAGCTAAATATGGTTCATTTACAGACGAATTTTGTACTAAAAACTTGAATGAAACTGTACTATAAGCCATCTATTTTGAAAAAAGCCTTAATCAGCACAGTGCCGGATGAGGCTTTTTGAAATATCTATCATTCCATGTTTGGGCATGGTTGGTGTAGATAGGTGTTTCAGTTTTTATGAACTTAGGTATATTATTTCTATGCTTGCTATACGCATTTGTTTAATGATGGACCGAATTAACAGGTTGTAACTTAATGAATAACAAAATTAATCTGCTATCTGGTGCTGCTATTTCTGTTTATTGCTTAGTTTGTGGTGTTCTTTATACAGCTGGATTTTGGTCATTTTTTAAAATTAATGCGCTTCAGTTTATAGACCTAAATGATATAATTAAATCTGTAGCAGTTCCAATAGGGACTGCTGTTATAATATATGCTGTAAATGTTATATTAAACTCATATTACATTCCTGATAAAGAAACAACGGATAACTATTTAAAGGAAGGTGGTGTTTTAAAAGTATGGATATATTTTATTAGAACTATAATATTTTTTTCATGTGTGGGTTTTATTGTTGCTATTTTTCTAAATATTTTCTATTTTGAACCACAATATAAAATACTTGGTTATGCAATGACACTGGCAAGTGCATCATTCTTCTTTATCTTTTTTAAGACTGATTTTTTATCAGAGTTTGGTAAGCTAAGGCCTATGCTGATAACATTAATATGTTTTATGCCAATTGTTTCATTAAATGGCGGTTTACATGATGGTGAAAGGATATTAAAAGGTAATGGTACGTACATTGTTACGACTGATTCAGGTTGCATTGGTGCTCATAGTGATGAAAAATATAGATATATCTCGACCTTATCCGATAAGGTATTTGCCATGTCCTTGAAGGATGGTTCTGTTTGTGTTTTTAAATATAATTATATTAAGCTAACTAAAGAGAAAGAGAGTCAGAATAGTAATGAAAAATGAAGCTGGATTTTTAAATAAAGAGATATCACTTGTTACATTGATTACTTCAGTATCATATTTTATTACTTATTTATTTCAGCTTGGGCAGGCTAGCTATTTTTCATATCCTAGTGATTTCATTGTAACTGATTTAACCGTTGTGATAAGAACCGTTGGGTTTGTGTTGTTTATTTTGTTTTGTTTTGGCCATATGCTTGAGCTGTTTTTTAGGATTAAAAAAGCAAATTTTATACAGTTTTTAATTACGACAATCATGGCATCATTTTTTATAAATGCATACTTATTTGGAATAAGTTCATCTTTTGGCGTTTTTAAAGGTGAGGGAGAGTCAGAGCAGGTTGTTGTGTTTTTCTTTGTGTTATTTTTCGGTGTTTTTGTTTCGAAAGTTAAAAAAATAAGACAAGTTGGTTATTTATCATCGGAACTTAGTGATTATGCAATACTTGCTGGTTGTATGGCTGGTACAGCTTACTTAGCAGGGGTGATTAATGTCTTTTCAATAAATAACCTATATGTTACTGATGATGCATATGTAATGTTGGGAAGCTATGGTGATAATATAGTTCTTGGGAAATGCACTCCAGAGCAGCGTTTTTTCAAAAGAATTAATATTGATGATAAGTTTATTTTTCATAAAGTGGGTAAGAGTGGTACGGAAGATATTAAATCCTGCTTTAAAAATGGATTTTTATTTAATGCTAAAAAATAGACTATTCTAAGAGTCTAGGTGCTTTACTGTTTTTTTTGCCATCTCGGAATTTTCTTAGTTAATTATATTTATCACTTATTTATTCTAAGCCTGAAAAAAATCAGGTTAAATGATAGCCACATTAAAAAATATAATTCTACTTTTGGATATATTTAGTAGATGCGTATTAATAATGAAGCATTTCTAAACAGCACTATTGCTAGATAAATAGACAAAGCTCATTGCAAAAGTCAACAATATGAGCTACATTTAGATGTGATTTTGTATATTGCCATAGTCACATATGAACCCGCCGTCGTGCGGGTTTTTGCGTTTCTGGAGGATCGGGAAATGAAGCACTAGTGCGGACAGACCGTTCACTATATGCCGCAGTCATGATGCGGCCCCGAGTCCACTAGATGGAGCCAGAAGCAGGTCGAACTGCACACACGCTGTTAGGGTTAATGCGGAATAAGGTGTGCCGGTAAAGCATTATGCCTGCCAAACATATACCGGTTATTAGCGGCGTTGGCGCGACAGCGACCAAAGGCATGGGCGTGGCCACTACGGTTAGTGGCAATAAAATAAGTTATATCGTGTCTTTTTCAAGAATGAGTTGCTGTTGGCATTGGACAGAGTTACTTGTGTTGTAACGCAACGAAAAAGAGAAAAGTGCTCGATATATAGGCTTTATCTTAAAGTAACTCATAGTTATTGCATGGATTAGCGGTAGTTAATATTATGCCACCATTGTAAAGGTCGAGTAGGTTGCTATGACCCTAACCGCCACTAGCTCAGTTGGAAGAGCCGATAACCATTTAAGTTGTAGGTGCGGGGTTCGAGGCCTCGGTGGCGGTCCATATTCAGTACATCACTCAGCGAAGAAGGGATAACCCGGAGCGTTTGATGTACTGCACAATCGCATGAGCCATCTCTATGTAGCATCGAATACAGGTGCGTGTCTTTCAACTTAAGGGATGGCTCAGTCGATTGTGGTGTTTGCACTACTGTGAGGGTAATGGCTGGCGGGATTAGTTCACGAGCTCCTAGAAAAACCACCCGGCATCAGGTTGACCAGCGCCTAAGTGATGCCACCGGGATAAGTACCGGGCACCACAATTCTTTATAGCTTGCTACTGTTGAAGAGCTGACACGCTAGACGTTCGGAGATAAGCGCCGAAGCATCAAGCCATAAATCATATATAGAGGCTACCTTCGGGTGGCCTTTTTCATATCTAGCGTCCAGCCAACAACCATCCGCACAAAATACTTTCTAGCTGAGAGTGGTTACGGCTGGGCGCTATTCCTTAAATCAAAATGGAGTAATCCTAATGTCTGAGCCGTTAACCGGCACTGGAACAGCTTCGGCTGCGTTAACTGGCGTCACATTTGTAGGATTGCTATCTGGTGTTGATGCTGGCGTTGTAATTGGCGCATTTGCTGGTGCTGTAGTCTTTGTGTTGTCCGCTAGTGAATTCCCTATCTGGAAGCGTCTCGTATTTTTCGGGATTTCATTTGTGCTAGGTGTTCTAACTGCGGGCTTTGCTGCGTCGATGATCAGCACTGTTACACCGGATTCCGTTGTGGTTGAGAAGTCTATAGGTGCGCTGGTGGCTTCTGCCACGGTTGTGCGGATCTTAATGGTTATTATCTCAAGGTCTAGTAACCCCACGTTGAACTTCAAAGGGGGTGGCAAATGACACTCCAGATTATATTGCTTCACATTAATGCGTTGGCCTGCGGCCTTATAGCCCTGCGTTTAATACTCTTTAATCGTCAGGGAGCAAAGCATAAGTGGTTGGGCGCTATTGGGGCTTACGTCCTCATAGTTGCAGCAGGGTCGGTTCCCATTCGGATCATCACTGGCACATATATCTCGGCTGATATTTCGGAAACGCTGATTAATATCATGTTCTGCGGTCTGGTTCTTAGGGCGCGGGGCAACTTCATGCAGTTATTCAGGAACCCTATCTAATGATTCTCGAACAGTTTCAAAAGGCGGCTGATATTAGCGCCGGATTAGCTGCGCGCTGGTTTCCGCACATCGATGCAGCAATGAAAGAATTTGGTATTACGGCGGCGACCGATCAGGCGATGTTTATTGCTCAAGTGGGGCATGAGTCTGGCGGTTTCCGGCAGGTTGTTGAATCACTGAATTACACACCCAGTGCGCTGGTGGCTGTATTTGGTAAGCGTATTACTCAACAGCAAGCCAATGCTCTCGGACGAACGACAGCGCAATCTGCTCGACAAGATGCGATCGCCAATCTTGTTTATGCCAATCGCTTAGGTAATAAAGCTTCGGGGGATGGTTGGAAATACCGAGGCCGCGGCCTTATCCAGATTACCGGACTTGATAACTATCGCGCATGCGGCGCAGCGCTAAAGATTGATTTGGTGACCAAGCCAGAGTTGCTCGAACTAGAGCTACAAGCAGCGCGTTCGGCGGCGTGGTTCTACACATCAAAAGGCTGTATGGCCTACGGTGCTGACGTTTACCGAGTAACGCAGATTATCAACGGCGGTTTGAACGGTATTGATGATCGCAAGGTACGTTACAACAAAGCGCGGGCGGTGCTGTTGGTATGAATATCAATTTCAGTTGGCGAATGATGGCAATAGGTCTTTTGCTTGTGGCGTTGGTCGCTGCTGGGAAAATAGCTAGCCATTATCGCGATAAATACCAAGAACAAATAAAAGCAACTGAGCGTCTGCAGGGGGAGGTTGATGGACAAGCCTCGATCATTGCTGGGCAGTCTTTACAGTTCAACCGCTTCAATCAGATAGCGGCCGTCGTGGGTAAGTATGGCGTGACAGTCCAAGCCAGAGCGCAGGAGAAAGAAATTGAATACCGCAGGATTATTGAGAAAGAACCGACCTGTGATCTGCTTATCCCTGCTGATATTGCTAGCGGGTTGCTCGAGTACACGCACCGTCTACGTGCCACAGCCTTGCACGCCAATACCGGCAGCATTAACTCAGCTGGTGGTACCTCCGTTGCCACCAGCTCGATAACGTATTGTCAGGCTGTTCTGTGGATTAGGCCACTATTGGCAACCATTGATCAGGCCAATAATCAATTAACAAGTATTGAGAATATAGCTGAGCATAAACAGTAGGTATTTATACGATATAATGATTCCATTGTGTTCTGGAGGTGAAGGGCGATGGATTTAGACCTGATTAATTTTGAAACGTTGCTTGCAGCAAAAGATTCTGCTTTAGCTGCTCGAGATTCTGCTGATTGGGCTTATTGGGGCTTGGTTCTAAATGGAGCAATGTTGTTAATTTCACTAATGACATTTTCAATTGCATTCTATGCAATAAATACGTGGCTAGAAAATGAAAAACTTAATGCAAGGTTAGATTTTAAAAAGTCCGTTATTGAAGTTAAGAATGCTTTATTTTGGATGCCAGATAAATTTGTCTATGAGACAGCTATCGCAGGCAAAAGAGCGCGATTGGGGTACTCTGCTTCTTTTTCCTCAGCAGGTATTGAAGTAGTAAATCATCTTATTGATTATTCGATAAAGTTTGAGCAGCTTGAGAACTCTATTCAAAATTGCATGAACTATTGGATCTTAACTGAGCGTCAACTCTCAGGCACTACAGTAGAGACGCTATGGTTTGCTCTACAAGATGCTCACGATAAGTATAGGGGAGCTGATATAGATAAAACCGAGCTCTTCAAGGCGATAAATGCCCTTTACTCTGAGGAGTTTGTATATTCTAAGAAATATAAAAAAATCAAAAAGTAGAATTACTGTGATTAATTACTAGGCCACTTAAGGTGGTCTTTTTTATAGGATGCATTATGCCTCTACGAATACCGAGAGCCTGCCGTAATCATGGCTGTAGCAATACCACTACTGACCGCAGCGGCTATTGCGATGAGCACCGTAATACAGGATGGGAGAACCACCAGCAGGGCAAGAGCCGCCACGAACGTGGCTACGGTAGCAAGTGGACCCTCATTCGTAAGCGCATCCTTAATCGTGATAAGTACCTTTGCCAAGCCTGCTTACGTGAAGGGCGAGCCATTCCCGCGACCACGGTTGACCATATCAAACCTAAAAGCCATGGCGGTACCGACGATGATGCCAACCTTGAGGGATTGTGTTGGCCTTGCCATCGAACCAAGACAGCAACGGAGCGAATGAAATGACGCAAGAAGAGCAAACAGTATTGATGGCTAAAGGGCTGATAGCTTCATTACCCGAAGATAAGCAGCAGGCTGCCCAACAATGCATTGAAACGATTAGAGGTCTTCTAGAGGCACATCCAGGCGGCGAAGCACTCCTTGCGTTGACGTTGGTCGCTGCTGAGATTCAATGCGCCTCATGAATGATAATGATTGTCGTTTGATTGTGTTTATCATTGCATATTGAATGATTTCACATTAAACGATATTTGTTCTCATTTCAGTAGGGGAGGGGGGGAGCAAATCTCTACCCCTCTCAGCCTAAAGGACCGCCGCTTTAGTCAAATTTTTACGCACTCGAAATAAGGAATTTTTTTTCGATGATTTTTAACATTTGGGAGCGCAGAAAATGGGGACGGCAATGCGTGCCGCTGGAGGGGGGAGAAAGCGAAATACCAGCGTAAAAAATAAAAGTAGCCTTACGCGGATTGCGCCCCCAGCAGAGCTTTCAAGTGAAACGGCAGTTCGTCTCTGGAAAACCCAAAGCAAAATATTAATCGAACGTGGGACTTTCGAATTAGAAGATGCCCCGCTTTTGCTCGCGTACTGTAATTCGTTTCATCTCATGATCGTGGCGGAAAAAGTGATAGCCAAACAAGCCGAAAAGGATTTGGAGAATATGGGTATCGCAGATGTTGGGGGTACTGGTGGATTAAAAAAGCATCCCGCCATTGCCGTTCGTAATGACTGCGTCTCGCAGCTTGCTCGGTTGGGTTCGTTACTCGGGCTTGATCCTCTTAGCCGTATGAGGATGGTCGGTGGCGCAGATCCTGATGATGATGAGAATGAATTCGATGGGTTTTAACCATGGCGTCATACCCGAACGTGAATGCCGCCCAGCAATATGCAAGGGAGGTTATTAGCGGGAAAATTCCTGCGTGCAAATATGTCCGTTCCGCATGCCAGCGGCATTTTAACGATCTGGAGAAATCTAAAAATAAAGATTGGCCATATCGGTTTGATAGAGATAAAGCAGAAAGAGCCTGTCGGTTTATTCAATTACTCCCACATACCAAGGGTGAATGGGCAAAGCGAAAACTGAAAATTACGCTGGAGCCGTGGCAGCAGTTCATTTTCGCGATGGTTTTTGGCTGGCTCAAAAAGCGAAACAAGATGCGCCGCTTTCGTGAGGCGTATACCGAGGTTCCCCGTAAAAATGGTAAGTCGTTATTTGCGGCGGGGGTTGGTATCTATATGTTTTGCGCAGACAACGAATACGGGGCAGAGGTTTATTGTGGTGCGACGACAGAACGCCAAGCATGGAAAGTATTTGAACCCGCGTTACTGATGGCGCAAAAGCTTCCCAATCTGCGGAAAAAGTTCAGCATTAAGCCTTGGGCCAAAAAAATGACGCGGCCTGATGGTTCGGTATTTGAGCCGGTGATTGGCGATCCTGGTGACGGTGACTCGCCTTCGTGCGCATTGATTGATGAATACCATGAGCATGCGACCGATTCACTGCTGACCACGATGACGACGGGCATGGGGGCGCGTGAGCAGCCGATAACATGGATTATTACAACGGCGGGATTTAGCCTTGAATGTCCATGCTATGAAAAGCGCCAGCAAGTGGTGGAAATGCTTGATGAGATAATCCCAAACGAAGAGCTGTTTGGCATTATTTATACCCTTGATGAGGGGGACGATTGGACCCAGCCAGAAGCGCTGGCGAAGGCGAACCCCAATATCGGAGTATCCGTAAAAACTGATTATCTTATCGCTCAGCAAAACCTTGCTATCAATGTTCCATCGCAGACCAACAAGATTAAGACCAAACATTTTAATCTGTGGGTTTCTGCTAAATCGGCCTATTTCAACCTCGAGAAGTGGAAAGCATGCGCGGATACATCGTTAAAGATTGAGCATTTTTATGGTGAGGATTGCGATCTTGGGATCGACCTTGCATCAAAACTCGATTTGAACTGTGTTTGTCCTGTCTTTAAGCGCGTGATTGATGGGCGCGTACATTATTTTTGTGTGGGTGCTCAATTTTGGGTACCAGAAGACACGGTGTTTTCGCCCGAT